CTTATGTTGTTCGTACCTGTGATGGGTATGTGGACATCATCAATCGGTATTGTAGGTCTTGCACTTAACCTTAGAGCATACGACTTTGTATCTCAAGAGATAAGAGCAGCAGAAGATCCAGAGTTTGAAACTTTCTACACTAAGAATATACTTCTTAATGAAGGTATGAGAGCATGGATGTCGTCTGTTGACCAACCACACGAGAACTTCGTGTTTCCAGAGGAAGTATTACCAAGAGGTAACGCACTCTAAACAAAAACCACTTTTAATTTACATTTACCTCGGAAAAATTTTCGGGGTATTTTTTTACCTATTAGACTTTTTCTAAATAAAATTAACTTACAATTTTTTATGGGCATTCTCCATTCTTCCAAAGCTTATGTGTTCAATTTACAAACAACTAGTTCAGCAGAAGCAAAGAGATTATGGAGGAAAGACGTAAAAGAAAAATGGAATTATAAATGTGCATATTGTGGGAGTGGTGAGAATTTAACTATAGATCATGTAGTTCCTAGATGCAAAGGAGGAACAGATTTTACTAAAAATGTAGTCTGTTGTTGTAACAGTTGCAATCAAAAGAAAGGACATGAACCTTGGAGTGAATGGTTTTTAAATCAAGACTATTTTACTTTTGATAGATATGAAAAAATAAAGGATTGGATGAAACCAGACCCTCCTAAAAATTTATTTTCATATCGTCCAAGACGCAACAATGCTACTTGAATAAATAGATCAGCAGTACATACTGTTTTTGTGGTAAATACCGATTTAAATAAATGGCGACGCCAATAAGAATAAAAAGATCTGCGGTTCCTGGCAAGAGACCACAGGTTTCTGACCTAAAAGTAGGTGAATTAGCTCTTAATACTTACGATGCAGAACTCTTAACTCTGAGAGATAGATCTGCGATAGGTATTGCTACAGAAATAGTAAGATTAGGTGCTGGAGTTACAGTTACAAATGTTATCTATGTCACAGAAGACGGAAGCGACAACAACACAGGAAAAAAACTTGGAGATGCAAAGGCAACAATCGCAGGAGCAGTCGGAATTGCATCAGCAGGAGACGTTATTAGGGTTAGTGCTGGATCTTACGTAGAAAATAATCCATTAAAACTTCCTGCACAAGTAAGTATTGTAGGAGATAGTTTAAGAGAAGTATCAGTATCACCACAAAATGCAAATCAAGATTTGCTTCATGTAGCACCAGGTAATTATATTTCAGAAATATCATTTATTGGCACTTTAAATTCTGGTAAAGCTGTGGTCGCATTTGAACCAGAGATAAAAAGATATTCAATTCAATCCCCATATATTAGAAACTGTACTAATTTTATAAAAAATAGTATAGGTATGAAGATTGATGGGAATCATATTTTAGGTCCATATAAAAGTATGGTTACTGATTCTTATACTCAGTATAACTCAAATGGTATTGGAGTATCAATAACAAATGGTGGGTATGGACAATTAGTTTCAATATTTACAATAAATCCGGATGTATCAATTTATACAGGAGATGGGGGTCAATGTGATCTTACAAACTCAAACTCTTCATTTGGTAATTTTGGATTAAGATCACAAGGTGTAGGAGCTCAAAATTTTGTAGGAGTGATTACTGAAAGTGCGACTGAAAATTCTTCTGAATTTAAAATAAATTTAGAGACACCAACATTAAATATATCCAATGCAGTATATGATAATGCCACTGGAATGACAACGATTACCACTACAAGTAATCATAATTTTAATGTAGGTATGGGAATCACACTTTCGGGTTTAGGATTTACATGTGATCTTGGAGGTTCAGTTTACTATTATCCTGATGGTGATTTTGGATATGTATTTAATGTAGACTCAGTTATAAACTCAACAAGTTTTGTCACAAATGTTGGTCCTTCCACTGTATCACATAACTATCATAGTGCTGGAACAGTTAAGACGAAAGTCGTTCGTCCATTTGATGGGCAAGTAGTTTACTTTGATGAGATATATCAAGTAGTTGATAAGATAAAAATAACTAACGGTGGATCTGGATATACTATACCACCTACAATTGCAATTAGTGCTCCTTCTGAAGCATGGGGTATACCGGCAACAGCTGTTGCTAGTATAACTGGAGGAGTTGTTACAGAAATAAATATCGTAACTTCAGGAAGAGGATATACATCTGCACCTTCTATAAGTCTTTCGGGTGGTGGTGGATCATCTGCAGCTGCTTCAATAATAACGAAACCTCAATATTTTGTGGTTGAAAAGGCAACTGAAATATCTGGTGGTATTTCTACAGTGACATTTACAGAGAATGTTCCTTTTGCTGTTGGCGTTGGATCTACAGTTCCATTCTTTAAACAAAGTAGAATATTAGCATCGAGTCATTCCTTTGAATACATAGGATCAGGTACAGATCTAATACAATCACTTCCTTCCAGAGGTGGAGTTGCTATTCAAGATAATGAAGTTGATGATCTTGATGGTGGATTGACTATTTTTACTAGTACTGATCAGGCTGGTAACTTTAGAATTGGAGATGGTGTCATTATAAATCAACAGGCGGGTACAATTACAGGAACATTTTATTCAAAGAGTTTATTTTCACAAATGACTCCATTTATTTTAGCATTAGGAGGAGATTAAGATGCCATTAGCCCAAAATGTATTTCAAACAGTAACAAAAGTTGTTCCGACTAGTCCAGTCGGCATCTATACAGCACCGATTGGTTACACTGGTGTTGTTCTTTTAGCACAAGCTGCGAACGTTGGAGGAGCAACATATACTGTTTCAATGTCTCATCAGAGAACAACTGCAGGTGTTGCAGTAACCACTGAGGTAATTAAGGATTTACCGATTGAATCGAGTGACACTGCAAATTTATTAGCTGGAAAGTTGGTATTGGAGCAACAAGATTCTCTTATTATATCATCCAACAATTCTTCAAATGTTAAATTTTTAGCAAGTATACTAGAAACATTAAATTAAAATGGCTAAGTACGTCAGCGGTAAGTTTAGAAAATTACAGGTAGGTATCAAAGGGTACAGCGAAAATAAACCCTCGTTGACTGTTATTGGTAGAATTGGTATTGGTACTGAAACTACTACTAATGCTTTTGATGTACAAGGTGATGCGAATGTCACTGGTATTATCACTGCAGGGCAGGGAGTTCATGTTAATGGTGGAGATTTAAAAGTAGGCACTGCATTTACTGTTGCACAAACAGGAATTGTAACTGCATTCAAGTATTATGGTGATGGTTCAAACTTAACCGGAATTTCTGCTGACACTGTTGGAGACTTAGCAAATCTGTTTGTAGGTGTAAGTGGTATTTCAACACTTGGCACTGTCAAAATTGCAAACGGTATTGTAACGGCTACGTCTGGAGTAGTTACGTATATTGGTGATGGATCAAATTTAACTGGAGTATCAGGAAGTGTATCTGGCATAAGCACAACTGGTGTTTCTAACTTCAATCATGTATTTGTATCTGGTGTTTCAACATTTTCGAGCACTATTGATTCAAATGGAAGAATCGTAGGTGCTGCGACAAGTAACGTAATTCCATTCCTATACAGTAATTACACTGACTTACCATCGGCTGCAACTTATCATGGTGCATTTGCTCATGTTCATGCTACTCAAAAGGCATATTTTGCTCATGGTGGTGCATGGTATGAATTAGTAAATAAAGAAGCAAACGGAATTGTAGGAACAGGAACAGAAAAATATAACGTAGGTGTTTTCACTGCTACAGATGGTACATTTAGTGGTAGTTTATCCATCGGTGGAACTCTTACTTATGAAGATGTAACTAATATAGATTCAGTTGGTATGATCACTGCAAGGTCAGGTATCAAAGTTCTTGGTGGTGGCATAGACATAACAACTGCTTCCAATGGTGGATTAAATGTAAATGGTATATCCACATTCATAGGATTAACAACTGTTACCTCTCCATCCTTCTTTGCGAAACAAGGTAGTTTTACAGGCATTGTTACTGCAGCATCTTTTAAAGGAGACGGTAGTCAATTAACTGGAGTAACTGCATCAGGTTCTGGTGTGGTAGTTAAAAATAGTGGATCAACAGTTGGAACTGCAGGTACAATTGATTTTTCAACAAATCTTGATGTCACATTTAATTCTGGAATTGCAACGATAGTAGCTAATGTAGACACTGGAATTAATACTGCAGCAAGTTCTACATTTAACAATTTAATTATCACAGGGGTCACAACTGCAGGAATAATCACTGGTGCGACTTATTATGGAGATGGTTCCAATTTAACTGGTGTAGGTAATACTTTAAATGTAAGCACATCGACACTCAATGTAGTTGGTATTTCAACCTTTGGTGGTAATATTAATGCGAATGGAAATATTACGGGTGATAATGCAACAATTATATCTGGTATTAGCACTGTTGGAGCTACAACATATTATGGATCTTTAATTGGTAATGTAACAGGTAATTTATCAGGAACAGTTTTAACTGCAGCACAAGCAAATATAACTTCACTTGGATCATTAACCTCTCTAACAGTATTAGGTGCTTTAAATGCGAATGGAAATATAATTGGTGATTCTGCATCTAATATATCTGGAATAAATTCAGTCACAGCAACAAGTTTTTATGGTTCAGGTGCAAATCTATCTAATGTCACTGCTACAGGATTAACCACTACCGCATCAGTGAATACCACTGGTATCATAACTGCAACATCTTTTTATGGTGATGGTACTAATTTAACTGGAACTGGTGGTGGAACTCTTATTTCAGGTATTACAGTTCAAGATGAGACATCAACAGTAGGTACGGCAGGATCTATAAAAACTTTAGATTTCCAAGGTGCATCTATTACTGCAACTGCATCAGGTGCTAATAAAGCTATTATTACAGTCACTGATTCATTCAGTCCTGATGGTCAAGAGAACTTATTCGCTGGTACGAATGCTGGAGCATGCAAAGATGGTGATACATGTTTCAACGTAGGTGTTGGATTTAGTGCAGGATTTTCATTAAATGCAGGTGATAACAACGTATTAATTGGTAAACAAAGTGGTGCTTGTTTAACAAGTGGATCATTTAATGTTTTCTTAGGTTGTAGAACAGGACAATATTCAAATTCAACCTGTAGCATTTTCATGGGAAATTATGCAGGAAGAAATGCTAATGGTAGTGATAATATATTCTTAGGTAATGGTGCTGGTCGTGGAGTAGGTGCAAGTGGAAAAGATGGTTGTCAGAACATTGCAATAGGTGCTGGAGCAGGTTCTAATATTGATGAAGGTGATCGTAACGTTTTTCTAGGAAATATAGCTGGTTGTAATACTAATTCAGGAGGTTGTAATGTTTTCCTTGGATGGTGTGCAGGTAAAACAAATACAAATGGAACTCATAACATCGCAATAGGTGCTGACACATATTCAGATGGTGATAATGGTTTTGCTCTTTCTAATGTTTTAATAGGTCGCTATGCGGGTAAAGATTTAAGTAGTGGTCAGTATAACGTTGTAGTAGGTGATGGATCAGGATGTTGTTTATGCTCTGGTGGTAGTAATGTATTAGTAGGTAATGCTGCTGGTGTAAGCATCACTAATGGTGATCATAATATAATGACAGGTTCTGGTACAGGTAGATGTTTAACCACAGGTTGTTACAACGTTTATCATGGTCAAACAGCAGGAAAATCAAATGTAACCGGAAATGATAATATTGCTATTGGAAGATATGCAGGATATGGTAATACATCCAATGGATCAACTTGCCATAACATTTCGATGGGTCTTTGGTCAGGTAGATGTCTTACCACAGGAGGAAATCATAATATTCAATTTGGATGTTATACAAACCGTGATGTAACCACTGGAAGTTATAACATTGCAATTGGACATAGTGTTGGAGTTGCCAGTTCAACTGGAGATTATCAACTAGCAATTGGACAGATTGATGATAGATGGATAACTGGTGATAGTTCATTCAACGTGTCTTTATCTGGTATCGCAACGATTACTAAATCAACTGGGCAATTTGAAGCAAGATCATTTAAGGGAGATGGTACAAATATAACAGGAATCATAACTGCAGGAAGTGCTTTAGCTTCAGGTATTGCCACTGGTGGTGGCACGTTCACTGCGAGTGCTGGAGTGTCAACTAATATTGATAGTTTTGCATATGGATCTGTCAACTATAAAACAGCAGAGTACACAGTTCACATTGAGAATGGTGCAAATACACAGGCACAAAAAGTTCTTATAATGCAGAATGGAACAACAGCTTTATCTCAAGAGTATGCGATTATGTTTAGTAATTCGCAACTAGTATCAGCTGGATCAACAATAAGTAGTGGAAATGTTTTACTTCAGGTCACTCCTGAAACTGGAATCAGTGGACTTACAACCTATCGTTGGAGAAGAGAGGTTCAATTATGATAACAACATCTTTGAATTCTGCCGGTAGAATTATAGTATCTGATGATTCCATAACTGATGACACACCTCAAAATTTTACTGTTTGTGTAAAAGATGAATTAGATTGGACTGAGATTCATAATTATATTATTAATGAAAATAATATTGATAATATTCCAAATCGAAAAATTGATTGTACTTCAGAAATGAATTACTCACCAAAAAGATCTGTCTATTCTATGTCTGTAAATGAAGCAGACATTTTAAAAAATCATTCGAAAGTAGATTGGGTAGAACAATCTTCAATGTATAATAATATTGTTTTAGAACAAAGAAAATATGATGAGGAATTTGACAGACATACAGACATCAATAGATTTAATTATAATTGTAGAAATTTAAGAACAGCATCTTCATCAGATCCTGGTTCAACACTTGATTTTACTCAGTGGGGTGTTTACAGACATCAATCTAGTGCAAATAATTTTGGCACAGGGACAATTGTAAGTGCTGATTCACAGTATTCATTGACAGGAAAGAATGTTGATGTTGTAATCATGGATTCTGGTTGTCGTTGGGATCATCCTGAGTTTCTTAAACCAGGTGTTACATCCTTTACTGATAAAAATGATACTAGAGTAAGAGATATACTAATACATGGAGCTGAGGATTATGGTATAAACTGGTCTGATGAAGGTCTTGTTGCACCGGGCACCGGATCATTATCAAATTACACGACAGCAAAAGCATTAGGAAGTTCTATACCTGGTGGTTCCATGTATCATGGAAGTCATGTGGCTGGAACAGCAGCTGGAAATCAATTTGGTGTTGCTTTTGAGGCAAACATATGGTCTATCGCATGTGTTGATAGAAGTGATACGGGATTTGCAAATCCTAGTGATGGATTTGATTATATTAAAGTTTGGCATAAAAATAAACCAGTAAATCCTGAGACTGGTAGAAAAAATCCTACTGTTGTAAATTGTAGTTGGGGTCTTAGACAGTTTTTTCGAAAAGATTTATCATACACTGTTTCTTTTAGAGGGACTTCATATAGTAACACTCAAGTTGATGCAGCATCAAATGCCGTTCCCGCCGTCTACTATTTGAACACTTACTTAGGCAGTTATTATGAATTTAAATCTACAAAAACATCTGGACAATCAGAGGCAAATGAATTAGCAAATGACGCAGATTGTCAAAACGTTATTTTCATATGTTCCGCTGGAAATAGTAAAGGAAAAGGTGATGTTGTTGATGGTGATGATTATGATAACGAGTTTACAGCAGGGACTGCATTATATGGATCAGGATATTCAAACCAATATAATAGAATAGGCACACCTGCAGTAACAAAACAAGGTGAGGATGATGCTGCCATAGTTGTTGGATCAATTGATACTGATCGACAATCTGGTAGTCAAGAGAGGTGTTCATCATTTAGTGACAGAGGTCCTGCGATTGACGTATGGGCAGCTGGTGATATTATTATGAGTCCATGGAGTTCTGGATATACTGATCCTAGAAACAACTCATTTTATAATTATGCAATTAGTGGGACAAGTATGGCATCACCAAATGTTTCAGGTGTTGTTGCATTGTATTTACAATCGAACCCCACAGCAGATCGAAAAACAGTTAGAAATTGGTTACTAACTGAGGGATCTGAAATGCTATCCTCAGGTGATTATTATGATCCTTACACAAGTAATGGTGCAACTGATACAGATTACTGGGGAAACAGTTACAGTTTGAAATCTTCTCCTCGAAGAATTTTATATAATCCTTTTGCAAACAACATCACTCCTTCTATTGATTCTTTGACATTAGATGGATCTTCATTATCAATTTTTCAAACATAAATAACTAAAAAGAATCAATGGCAGATAAGAGTTTTGGTGTAAAGCAGATAGATTTGTTAGGAAGTGGTACTCCGACCATTCAAAGTCCTAACAATATAAATCTAAACGCCAATACAGTCGCAGTCAGTACAAATTTTACGGTAGGAAATAAATTAAGTATAACATCAGCAGGAATTGTAACTGCTGTTAGTGGAGTAGTTACTTATTTTGCTGATCCTGCAAACTCTAACGCTCAGGTATCTTGGCACGTTACTGCAAACGGTTCTTCTGCATATCGTTTTACAGGACCAGGTCAAGATGGAGCTGATGATAATCCTGACATATATTTGGTAAGAGGACAAAGATATATCTTTACAAATCATTCTGGAGGTAGTCATCCATTTCAAATTCGTGTTGCATCAGGAGGTTCAGCATACAACACAGGTGTTACGAATAATGGAGCTGCTGGTGGTAATATAATTTTCAATGTACAGCATGATGCACCATCAAGATTGTATTATCAATGTACAGCACATGGTGGAATGGTTGGAACCATTTACATCATTGGTGGAGAACAATTTATATCTGGTATACTTACAGCAACCACATTCTCTGGTTCAGGTTCTGGATTAACAAATTTACCAGCAGCAAACTTAACTGGAACTCTTCCTGCTATCAGTGGTGCAAACTTAACTAATCTAACTGCTGGTAATTTGACTGGTGCACTTCCTGCAATTGATGGTTCAGCACTGACTAATCTACCAGGTATTAGCACGGAAGGTGGTTCAACATTCAATCATCTCACAGTTACAGGTGTATCTACATTTCAAGGAAATATAAATGCGAATGGAAATATAAATGCGAATGGAAATATTGTAGGTGATAACTCAACTAATATTACAGGTATTGCTGGTGTAACTGCATCAACATTTTCTGGTGATGGTTCATCATTAACAAACTTAAGTATTCCTGGTATCAGTACAACTGGCACAAGTAATTTTAATAATTTAACCGTTTCTGGTAATGTAACAATCGGTGGTACCTTAACATATGAGGATGTCACAAGCATTGATTCAATAGGTGTCATAACTGCAAGACAAGGTATTCATGCTGGTGCAGGTGTTTCTGCCACAGGAATTATTACTGCAACAACATTCTCTGGTTCAGGTGCAAGCTTAACAAGTATTCCTGCTGGTAATCTAACAGGCACAGTTGCTGATGCAAGAATAACAACACTGACCGCATCAAAACTTTCAGGTGCATTACCTGCAATCAGTGGTGCAAATTTAACAAACTTAAACGCATCTAATATTTCATCAGGTACAGTCAATGCTGCTAGATTGAGTGATAGCACATGCAACGTCAGTGCAGGTCTTGCTGCTGGTAACTCTATTGGTGGTGGAACAGTCCATAATATTTTTCTAGGAACTTGTGCAGGAGCTAATATAAATTCTGGTGATTATAATGTATTTGCTGGTTTCTGTGCAGGTTATTGTGGTACTGGTGTACAATATGGTATTACTATTGGTAAATGTGCTGGTTTTTGTAACACTAGAAGTAATAATATTATAATTGGATGCACAGCTGGTCAGTGTAGTAATAAAACAACTGGTGGAGAAAATATTTTCCTAGGAAATTGTTCAGGTTTTGTAGAACAAGGTTGTTACAACACATATCTTGGATCAAATTCTGGTGCTTTAGCTGGGTACGGATCATCACTTCAGAATTATAACACTTCGGTTGGAGCACTTGCAGGATTCAGGAATAAAGGATGTTGCAACACTTACTTAGGTTCCTGTGCTGGATGTTCATCAGGTGCAGGTTGGTTGGCATACGATTGGCAAGAATTATCAATATCAAACGTTGCGATTGGAGCTAAGTCTGGTTTTGCACATACTGAAGGAAGTTATAATATCTTCATAGGTGATCATGCATCTAACACAACAATAGGTAGTAATAATATTGCGATTGGACATTCAGTTACACTGGCATCCACAACAGGTTCTACACAATTAGCAATCGGATGTGGATCAAACAAATGGATTACTGGTGATAGTTCTTATAACGTAACTCTTGCTGGTATTGCTACAGTTTATGCTGCTACTGGTATTGTAAGTGCTACTTCATTCAGTGGAACAGTCCCCTCATCAAACTTAAGTGGTACAATTCCAGATGCTAGGTTCCCTGCAACATTACCTGCAATTAGTGGTGCAAACCTAACGAATTTACCAACTGGAATTAATACAGGTGGCACTTCAACATTTAGTGAATTGGTGGTAACAGGTGACATCACCGCAAATGGAAACATAATTGGTGATAATTCAACAAATATATCTGGTATAAGTTCAGTTACTGCCTCTACTTTATATGGAGATGGATCAAATTTAACAGGTATTACTGCTGCAGGAACGGGTGCGATTGGTGGATTAACAGTTAAAGATGAGGGATCAACAGTCGGTACCGCAGGTAGTGTATCAACAATTAACTTTGTTGGAGATGCTGTTGTGGCAACTGCATCTGCCGGTGCAGCTGGTGTTTCAACAATCACTATTTCTGGTTCATTCCCTCCAGATGGACAGGAGAATTTAGTAGCAGGTTCAAACGCTGGTGCAGCTATAGACTCTGATACTTGTCAAGGTGTTTACTTAGGTCAAGACGCAGGAAGATATAATGCTGCTGGTAATTTAATAGCTATCGGTCTTGCTGCAGGATGTTGTGTCACATCAGGAGCAAACAGCATTTACATAGGTAAAAATGCTGGTAAAACATTTACTGGAGGAACTTCGAACATAATAATTGGTGATGGTGGTAAGGCAGGTGTTAATAATGGAGATTATAATATATTTTTAGGTTCTGAACAAGCACAACAAGGTAATACGACTGGTGATTTTAACTTTGTTGCTGGATACTATGCTGCGTATGCTTTAACAACTGGATGTTGTAATGTTTTAATCGGTCAATATGCAGGAAAGCAGTTAAGCACTGGTAAAGACAATGTGATGATTGGTTCTGATAATGATGGTGGTCAAGGTAGTGATTGTATGACTGGTTGTGGTAATGCAGTTATCGGTTGTCTAACAGGAAATGACCTGACCAGTGGTAATTATAATGCATTATTTGGTCCTCGTGCTGGAATGTGCTTAACAAGTGGTTCCAAGAATGCATTCATGGGATATTATGCTGGTGGTAACGGCCTCGTAACTGGTAGTTGTAACATTGCCATAGGTGTATGTCCAGCAAAGAAATTGACAAGTGGTAGTCATAATATCGCACTTGGTACAGGTAGTTTAGAATGCTGTATGTCAACAGGGTTATGTAACGTTGCAATAGGGGTATTCGCAGGAAGAAAATTACAGAATAGTTGTAATATTGCCATGGGCACCTGTGCACTTTTTGGTAGTGGCGGTGGTATTGGTAACTGTAACATTGCAATTGGACTTAGAGCAGGACAAAAACTTACAAACGGACACTCTAATATATTCATGGGCACCTGTGCAGGACTGCACATTACTGGTAGTGGTTCTGCAGATGGTTCTTATAATATTGGTTTTGGACAAGAAGCTCTTGGAGGATCTGCAGATGGAGGTTCTACTTCAGGTAATTTTAATGCGGTAATGGGTCATTACAGTGGTAGAAAAATTTCTTCAGGTAGTAGTAATACATTAATCGGTAGAGTCGCTGGTTGTAGTATTACATCAGGTGGTAATAATACATTTTTGGGAAATGGTACTGGAATATGTGCGACTGGTAGCAGTAATATTGCATTAGGTGTTGGTGCAGGTAAATGTATATCAACTGGAAGTAAAAACATTGCAATTGGTGTTAATGCAACACCTCCATCAGACACAGGTAGTTGTCAATTAGTAATTGGTGTTGAATCTTCTTACTGGATGGTTGGTAACTGCGACTTTAACGTTGGTATCGGAACCACAAATCCAAACGCAGCAGTTGGTGTAGGTAATACTGCGAAGTTAAGTGTTGGTATTGTATCTGCGTATCAATTCTACGGTGATGCGTCACAGATGACTGGTGCTGGATTTACTCCAGACGCACAAGAGAACTTATATGCAGGAACTGAGGCTGGTAATTGTTCTGATGCTGATACTTGTTTTAACGTTGCACTTGGATATCAGGCAGGATGTAAAAATTGTGCTGGTGATAATAATGTTTACATAGGTTGTGAAGCAGGATTATGTGCGTGTAGTAGTAATAATACTATACTTATTGGAACACAGGCAGGTATGCATGGTGGAGGTGCTAACGTACTCATAGGATATCGTGCCGGTTGTTGCTCTACTTATTCTTTTGCTAATGTTGCGATTGGTAGATACTCTGGTGGTGCTGGTGGAAATACTCAAACAGGAAATTACAATGTTTCATTTGGAGAAAAGGCAGCAAGGTGTTTGGGTTCTGGAATTGCCAATGTTATTATTGGATGTGATGCAGGATGTAAAGTTGACAATCATTGTTATAACGTATTTCTTGGTGCTGGAGCAGGAAGAAACTCAGAGGGAGATAGAGGCGTCGCAATCGGATGTGATGCAGGATGTGGATTAACATCTGGTGATTGTAACATTTTAATAGGAACAGCTGCTGGTAAGACCATATCAACTGGTGTTGAGAATATTGCGATTGGTTGTGGGGCACAAGGAACTGGTACTGTCACTGGTCAGCAAAATATTACAATCGGTAAAAATGCTGGTGCAGACATCAGTTCAGGTGGTTATAACATATTCTTTGGAAGAAATGCAGCACAAGGATTTACCACTGGTAATAGTAACATTGCCATGGGAACTGGAACTCTTGGTGGTGATGCTGATACAACTGCAACAGGTACTGGTAATGTCATGCTTGGTAGTCAGACAGCACGAGCTGCAACAAGTGCTGCATGTAACGTATTGATAGGAACTAACGCAGGTAAATGTGTCACTTCAGGTATTCAAAATGTTTTCCTTGGTAATTACTCTGGAGCTTCATCATCAGCTGGAACAGGTTGTCTGAATATTGCTATTGGAATGAGTGCAGCTAAGGCATTAACTTCGGGTTGCGATAATGTCGTCATGGGTACTTATGCTGGTACTGCCATGACCGAAGCTAAGTACAATGTAGTTCTTGGTCGTCTTGCTGGTTGCAGAATGACTACAGCTATAAAGAACGTTATTATTGGATTATGTGCTGGTACATGTCTTACCAACACTGGTTGTCATGTCTTTCTTGGAGCTGGTGCAGGTCAATATACTACAACTGCTCAGTATAGTGTATATATTGGTGAGAAAGCAGGTCAAAATTCTAATACTTGTAACAGTGTTGTTCTTGGATGTTATGCAGGAGCATGTAGTGGTGGTGATAGGAACGTATTAATAGGTCCACAGGCAGGATGTAAAGTAACTGATGGTGATAATGTAATCTTGGGTACCCAAGCAGGGATGTGTATGTCATCTGCCACAAGAAATATTGCCATTGGTATGGGTGCTATGAAGGGTAATGGATCATCAAATGTCTTAGGTGATGATAACATTGCAATCGGTTTTGCTGCAGGTTGTTGCCTGACAACTGGGTGTTTCAACGTCTTCTTAGGAAAATATACAGCATGCACACTTACTACTGGTTGTTATAATGTTGCAATCGGTTGTGCAGTTCAATTACCATCAGCAACAGGTAGTTGTCAACTTGCAATTGGTGCTGGCACAAATCGTTGGATAGCAGGTGATAGTGGTTTTAATGTAACTGTTGCAACAGCATCAACATTCAGATCAACTGGTGCTCACATAACTGGAGTTCTAACAGCAACATCATTTGTTGGTGATGGATCTCTACTAACAAATCTCCCAGCCTCTGGAGGATCAGGAGATAAATTTAATACTGGAATCACAAGTTCAATTCAAGCAACCATTTATGGATATGAGACAAACGTAATAACATTTGGTCCGGATAATACAAAGAGATATGTAATAGATTCAATCAGTGTTGCAAATGTAACTTCTGGTGTTGGTAGTACAGTCAATGTAATCGCATCAATAAATCCAGGTGTGACAACATACAGTAGTGAGACAAAAGTTTATCTAGCTTACAACGTTCCTGTTCCCGATAATGGATTATTAGAACTACTCAAGCAACCTATGGTCATGAATCCATCTGACGTAGTAAAAGTTTGGGCTTCAGATTCATCATACGCTGGTGTTAATGATGCTCTTGAACTTTATGCAAGTTATCAGGAACAAGAGAGCACTGATTTTGTAGCAGGATATGGTTCAACTGTTGGTGTTGCAAACACAGATCTTACAACCATATATACATCAACATCAAATCCAACTGTATTGCAATCAATTAAATTAACAAACAGAACTGATGCTGGAGATTTCCCTGTCACCATACAACTTGTGAACGGATCAACTGCCATACATCTTGCAAAGAATTTAGTGGTTCCAAGATATGCATCAGTAGAAATATTAGATAGACCAAAGAGACTAGAGACGGGTGGAACAGTTAAAGTACAAACCGCAGCAGCCGCAGGAACGATAGACGTAATAGTATCTGGTAAGAAAATCACTTAAAGGGGAATAATATAAAATGAGTAAGTCAAGTGTATTCTCTCTCGAACAATTTTATAGAAAACAAATCAACGGAACAACTTCAACAATCAACGATGTTTTTGTTTTTAAGGATATAGCTAATCCTGCAGGAACTGATTATGGTTATACTGGTGGTGGATTTACCATGATTCCTGTTGCTAGACAATCAACTATGGATCGACTTGATTATTCAAGTGATACAGCAACAATGTTAGTAAGAGGTTCATTAAATAATGCTGCTTCATCTTTATCTTCGACAAGTAGTCAACCTTTTGGATACTTTGCTGGTGGAGGAACACCAACAAAATTATCAACAGTAGATCGACTTGATTATTCAAATGACACCACACAAACATCACCAAAAGGTAATTTAAGTGTTGCAAGGAACTACGCAGTTCCAGTGGGTAATGTTAATTTTGGATATGCTGCTGGTGGTTACGCTCCTAGTGCTACATCATCAATAGATCGTATTGATCATAGTAATGATACAGCAACAGCAGTAGAAAAAGGTAATTTAGCAGACGCAGGTGTCTTTCTTCAGGCTGGTACAGGTAATCAATCTTTTGGATATATTGCTGGTGGGAGTAGTAGTACTTCTGGTACAACAGTGCAAAGAATTCAATATTCAAATGATACAGCAGCAGCAACACCAAAAGGTCCTTTGGCTAATCAGATTAGTAGAACTGCATCAACAGGCACTGGTGATTTTGGATATATTGGTTCTGGATCAGATACTTTTTATATGAGAACCTATGTACAAAGAATTGATTACTCAAGTGATACATCAACAACGTCACCAAAAGGACCAGTGACCTTAGGGAGATACACACATTCCGCATTTTCCAGCACCACTCATGGGTATTTTACTGGTGGAAAAGCTCCTTCTGAGAATACTGGTACTGGATGGACAACCACAGATAGAATTGATTACAGTAATGATACAGCAACAGCAGTGGTTAAAAGTCCTTTATCTGCTGGTAGAACTTATACAACAAGTACTAGTTCTAGAGATAATGGAAATCCAACCACTTCAGGATCTTCAACTTTTAGTCAACCTGGACAAGTTCCAGTTGGAAACCCTTATGGTTACTTCGGTGGAGGAAATTATGGTGGTACTGAATATAGTTCAGTTGATCGTATTGATTTTGATACTAACTTAGAAACCGCACTTGTAAGAGGTCCTTTATTAGCACCAAGAAAGTCTACTGCAGGGGCAAGTAGTCCATCTTATGGATATTGGGCTGGTGGATTCTTAGGTGGATCGTATGATCCGTCACAAGATGTATCGAATGTAGATAGACTTGATTACTCAAGTGACACAACAACAACAGTTGCAAAAGGAAACTTATCCGCAGCTGGAGGTTATAGAGCGGGAGCAAGCACCATTAGTTATGGTTACTTTTCTGGAGGAACCGATCTTGATTCAAGAATACAAAGACTAGATTATTCATCTGATACTTCCACAACATCTCCTAAAGCAACCATGCCGAAGAGAACTGGTATGGCTGGTGTTGGAAATCAGTCTTATGGTTATTTCATGGGTGGAAATTCAAGCATCCTTCCTAGTTTCACAACTCGGTCAGATACCTATCGTATAGATTATTCGAATGATACAGCGGCTACATCACCCAAGGGAAACATGGGTTATCATGGTTATTACGGATCTGGAACTGGTAATGCTGAGTATGGATATGCAGGTGTCTTTTCATCAACCACTTCCAAAGTAACTCGAATGGAATATGCAAGTGATACTTCGACCATGACTAATAAAGTTGGATTAACAAATGCTTATGGTGGTTGGCAAAGTGGTTCTGCAACAGGTAATACTTCTCTTGCAATATGGGCTCTTGGAAGTGTTGGTCCTTCTTCTCCGAATGGTGTTTTGCAGAAAATGGATTATTCAAATGATACATCTGCATCTCTTTATACAAATCTTACTACAAGGAAACAAAATATTTTGGAAGGTGGTGTAAGTTCCAGAGAAAATGCAGCACCGACCACAGCACCAGGCACCACCTCTATTACAACGACTGCATTTGGAGCACCTGAGTTTGGACCTGCATTTGGATATCGTTCTAGTGGAGGTGCTACAGGATATGGCACTAAAACTGATCGAATTGATTATTCTAGTGACACAGCAACTGCTGCGGTCAAAGGAAATATTGGCCAAGTAACCGGTAATGCAGCAGCAACAGCAAATAAAGATTTTGGATTTGTTGTAGGTGGTCAAGGAGGAGCTTCTCCATCACCAGGATATTGTACAATTCAAAGAATTGATTATAGTAGTGATACAGCAACAGCATCACCAAGAGGAAATCTTCAAAAGAAAATGGGTGGTATGCAAGCAACAGGAAATTCTGATTTTGGATATTTTGGGGGTGGTAAAGATCCTGATAACTCACCTGCATATGATTCTATAGTTCAAAGATTAGATTATTCAAATGATTTGACAAACACTGCTGTAAGAGGAAATATAGGATTACAAAAATTTGATGGAGATTCTACTTCAAACGGACTATTCGGATATTTTGTCGGTGGAAATAGATATAATGATACTGATAGAAGCTCACAATCAAGTCGTATAAACTTTGCAAATGATTTAACAACAGGTATACCAGCTGGTAATTTACCAGCAGAAACAAATCGTTTAGGTGCAACAGGTAATCAAGACTTTGGATATTATGCAGGGGGAACAACTCCATCAGTTACTACAGGGGTGTCAATTCTAAATCGACTTGATTATGCTACTGACTTAATAGTATTAACACCAAAAGGACCTTTAAGTGGTAATAGATATCATGTTAAAGCAACAGGTAGTAAAGATTTTGGATATTTTATGGGTGGTACTTTTGATCCTAGTCCGAATCTGTCAACAGTAGATCGTCTTGACTACTCAAGTGATACAACAACAGCATCTCCAAAGGGAAATTTAAGTGAAACTACTATTCTTCACACTGGTCATAGTTCCAGATCAAATAAAAGATCATTCACATTTACTGAAAGAATAAAATTTACTGATGGTACTGTACCCTCAACGAGCACGGTTGGAACTGGATTTGCATATTTTGGTGGTGGTTTTCCTGCAGTGGTGACAGTTGATAGAGTTGAATTTGCAAGTGATACTTCAGCAGCAACTCCAAAAGGAGCAATGACTTCTGGTAGGTATAAAGCAGCAGGAGTTGGTAATACAAAATTTGGTTACTTTGGTGGTGGAGTCACTGCAGCACCTGCTTATGTAACTACTGTGGACAGACTTGATTATTCAAGTGATAGCACAGCGATGGTGGCAAAAGGTTCTTTGAGTACTCCTAAGAGAGGTCAGAGTCTTGCAACAGGTAATGATGAATTTGGATATTTTGGTGGAGGGCAAAGTCCTTCGGGTAATTCATCAGGAGTAGATCGAATTGATTATTCAAATGACACTGTAGTTGCGTCACCTAAAGGAACTTTGACATTAGTTAGATCTGGCACATCTGCAACAGGAAATAGTAACTTCGGATATTTTGGAGGAGGAGAAACACCTTCTCGTGTTTCATCTATAGATCGTATTGAATACTCAAATGATACTGTAGTTGCGTCAACAAAAGGATTATTGAATCAAACTAAAGATAATATGGGTGCAACAGCAAATAAAGATTTTGGATATTGGGGTGGTGGAACAACTGGTAGTGATATATCTTCAATGGATCGAGCAGACTTTAGTAATGATACTGTGACAACTGCTGTAAAAGGATCATTAAGTGCTGCAAGATGGCAAATGTCAGCAGCGGGTAATCCTGAATTTGGATATTGGGGTGGTGGATATCCAGGTCCAAGTGGTCAATCAACAGTTGATCGTTTAGATTATTCAAATGATACAGCAAATGCGTCACCAAAAGGAAATTTATCAGTTCCTCACAGATTTCCTGGTGGATTTAGTTCTAGAGATTATGGATTCTCTCAAACATTCTCATCTGCATATCCTGTATCATATCCAATACCACAACAAAAATTTGGTTCCGAGTTCTTTGGATACTTTGGTGGTGGATATAATCCAAGTTCTGTTAAATCTGAAATTACTCGTATTGATTTTAATAATGACACCGTGTTGTCAATGAAGAGATCAGGATTTCAGAATACATCTCCTGCAATAGGTAATAATAATAGACAACTAAAATCTTGTTTTGGAATCGCCAACAAAAATTTTGCTTATTGGGGTGGAGGAACAAATTCAAGTGGATCAGAACATTCAGTTATATACAGACTTGATTTTGTAAATGATAGTTTGTCAGCTGTTAACACTGGTACTCTTTCATACAATGGTTCAGAACTTTCTGCAGTTGGTAATTTAGATTTCGGTTATATAAATGGAGATAGTAAGTCAAAAGTAGATCGTTTAGATTATTCAAATGATGGTGCAGCAACATCACCAAAAGGAAATTTAAATACAACGAGAGTTTATGCTGGTGCAACAGGTAATAAAAACTTTGGATATTTTGGTGGTGGAGGACCAAGCAGGTCAACAGTAGATCGGATTGATTATGCAAGTGATACATCAACAGCATCACAAAAAGGAAATCTATCAATTTATCGAACATATCTTACAGCAACTGGTAATCAAAATTATGGTTACTTTGCTGGAGGTGGTGGTAGTCTTGGAAATACAAGTCGTGTTGAACGTGTTGATTACGGTAATGACACTGCAGCAGCATCACCAAAAGCTAGTTTAACTGTGTCACGAAATAAATTAGCGGCAACAGGAAATCAATTCTTTGGTTATTTTGCAGGTGGACTTCCTGGTCCACAATCAACAGTTGATCGTCTTGATTATTCAAATGATACTTTCGGAATGTCAACTAGAGGTTCATTATATCAAGATAAAGATTCTTTGGCAGGTGCAAGTGCAGGAGCGAATGCATTAAGTGTATAATGTGTTATAATAAAAATAAAACTTGATGGAAAGAAATATTATTGTTATTGATGATTTTTATGATAATGTTGAAGAAGTAAGAAACTTTGCCTTGACAACAGAGTATCCAGATCCAGGTGAGAATTATACATATCCTGGTAAAAATTCACGTCTTGGTTTTTATAATGATGATACTCAAAAGAAAATGGAAGAAGTTGTAGGTGCTGGTCTTGAACCATCAAATCCTTGTGGATACTTTCGAATCTCATTCGAACATGATAGTTTAAGACAAGATGTTCATGTAGATCCTGGTTGGGATTGGGGTGGAGTATTATATTTAAATTCTCCAGAGCAATGTATTGATGAAGCAGGGACATCTTTTTGGAAACATAATAGTCTTCATTGGGAACAGTGTCCACGAACAGCAGAAGAATCACAATATTATTCTTATCCCACATATAAGGAAGCATGGAACACAACAGTATATGGATCAGGTTTAGATCGAAGTCAATGGACAAGATATATGTTATGTCCAATGAAATATAATCGTTTAGTTTTGTTTCGAAC